TCAGATTACCTTTTTAACTTTTGCGATACCCTAGTCACAGACAAGGGGATTAGTTTCACAGAAACTAACTATTTTTGAGCCTCTTGCTTGAGCACTGCTGCAAGCTGCGGATCTTGCTCTAATAGTAGCATTTGTTGAGTTAGGTTGCCCGTTTTCCAGGGGTTTACTTGACCTCCACCAGCATTACTTGTTGGACTAGGTTTTGCTCCCATTCCAGCAGCACTACTCGGTTTAAAATGATGTTCCCAACCACTGCCAGGATTTTTAAGACTAGACAAGTAAGTATTCAAATCTTGTTCAACTCCACCATTAAGAACAACTACTTTACCTTCAGCATTTTTTTGTAACTTACTTTGTAACAATGCCAAGGTTTGTTCTGCATTTATCGCACCAAGATTACTTATAGCTGCAAGTGCTGTAGTTTTGGTGGAAGCAACTTCATTAGAATTTTTTAAATCTTCTAATTGTTGTGAAAGAGTAGAAATCTGTTGATCTTTTTCCTGCGCAGTTTTATTTGCTTCTTCCCAAAGAGTTTTCCATTGTCCCTGCTCTTCTAAATCTTTAGTTCGCTTTTCTTCTTTTTGTCTATAAACATCATCGAGTTTACCTTTAATACCCTTAAATTTTTCTTCTGCTTCAGCAGCTTCTTTACGGGCAGCAGCTAATTTTGCTTCATATTCTGCTTTAATAGAACTAAGATCAGGTGCTTTTGGTTGTGTTTGTGAAGGAGTGTCAGTCACAGACTGTTCAGCGTTGGTCACAGACTCAGGCTGAATTACTTTTTCTTCGATTGCCATGAATTAGTCAGATAATGGGCTAGTAGTTTTCTTTTTAGCAACTTTTTTTGTAGTTGTTTTTGGAGTAGTAGTTTTTTGTGCTTTAGCATTTGGGTCTACTACTTCCCATTTGTATGTTCCGTCAGGTTGAAGAACATGATCTATTGATCCAGCCATAAAAATGTATGTACTTATATATCATCTTACCAAACTATTGAGATTTGGCCTCATTTGCTGATGGTAATACCTCTCCCTGTACTAAAATGTCTCTAAATTCTTCTCTATCAATTACTTGTTGATCAAATAATGAAGTTAAAGCTGTAATATCTTGTCCAATGAGTCTTTCAATATCAAAATCTCTACTAATCTTTACTTCTGGTGGTTCAATACCAACATATTCAGCAGATAAATTAAATGCTTTTTGTAACTTTTGTTCCAATTCCATAGAAACCATAGCAAGCATAGAATTTGTATCAACACGATCTAATCTTCTAGCATCAGCAGATTCAGCTACAAATTTTTGTTGACTAAGAGTACTAATACCAAGAGTAGCCATTTGCATTTGTAATTCTTTTATCTCAGCAGATTGAGCTTCAAATGCACTAGAGGCTGGTTCAACATAATAAATTTTATTACCAGGCTGTGTTGCCATTGCATAGTTAACACTTACAGCTAAATCTTTTGTTTGATCATCATATCCTTCCATTACAAGCATCGGTTGAGATGCTACATGAAGACTGTGAATTAAATCAGCCTGTCTTTGATAGTGAGCTAAATTCAAATATGCAATATCAAGTAATGGTGGCTTACTTACTAAATTATCTGTTTTACCAGAATAAATTGTTACTAAAGGTATTTCACCAAGAGAAAAATTACCAGATTCAACTTGTTGATAATCTTTTTCTGCTGACCCCATTTCAAAATTTCCTGTCACACTGTTATCAGAGACATCATACATTTCTTCGATTTGTTCTTTTTTACGAAACACTCTGTACCTACCAGGTTCTATAACTCTTATCTGGTCATAAACTTTTTCACCAAAATCTCCATCAGGCAATACAGCCTTTTCTGCAATTCTAGCTTGTATAAGATTCCCATAATTAGACTCTCTATCTAATCTCCATCCATAAAGATTTGTTGGATCTATTTCAATCCAATAAGGTCTACGATTCTGTTGCCTTTCTTCTGCAAGACTTAATGCTCCAGAAGGTGCAGGATAATCAACAAGAATATGACTTTGACCATAAGTAAGAGAACACATCAATACTCTTCTTGCATATTCATCTAAATCTGATTTACAACCGT